AGCAAATAAAACTAAATTAGCCAAAGACGCAGCAAGTATTGTTAGAAATACAGTTCCAAACTATTCTTATGTTTCTGATTTTATAAAAGGTTTAAGAAGATCTCCACTAGGTAATTTCGTATCTTTCCCTGCAGAGATTATTAGAACATCACACAATATTGTGCAACAAGGTATCAAAGAATTAAAAAATCCTGCAACACGAAGTATTGGAGCAAGAAGATTGATAGGTTATGGAACTGCTGTTTCCATTATACCACCGACAGTTGTTGAAGCATTTAGGGGTATGTATGGTGTATCCAGAGAACAATTAGCAGCTATCAGAAGATTTTTACCAGAGTGGTCTAGAGAGTCCACAATTATACCAAACAAAGACAAAGAGGGTAATTTATATTACACAGATTTTAGTCATGGTTTTGCATACGATACTGTAATCAATCCTGTGCAATCAGTTATAGCAAACGTAGAAGCGTTTGATGAAGAACCTTTAATCAAAGGTTTGTTTGAAGGCACAACCAAAGGTATATCTAGATTAGTTGAACCATTTATAAGTGAGTCTATTTATTTTGAAGCTTTACAGGACATCCTTTCAAGAGGTGGTGTCACTGATACAGGACAAAGACTTTACAATGATGAAGAACCTGCAGGTAATAAATACTATAAAGCTTTAAAACATGTAACAGAAGCTCTGTTACCGGGTTCTATTCCTCAGTTTACAAGAATAGCACAAGCTGCAATATTTGGTGAAGATCCTAAATCAGGTAGAGATTTAGATCTTACTGGTGAAATTGGAGGATTCTTTGGTTTTAGAAATATTAAATTAGACATACCACAATCTCTTGGTTACAAAATTACAGACTATAATAAGAATCTTAGAGACTCTAGAGCATTTTTACCAAGACCAGCCGGTAATGTAAAACCAGAAGAGATCATAGATGGTTTTTTAAAAGGTAATAAAGCAAGATTAAGAGGTATGAAAGAAATGAAAAAAGATATTGAGGCTATGGAAGAACTTGGTTATGACACAAGAGAGATAGCTGAGATATTTGAAAGACGTAATTTAAAAAGTGAGTTTAGAGCTTTAACACAAAACAGATTTAAACCTTTTAATATTCCAGAAGGATTAGAAGAAGCATACATAAGAAATGCTAATGAAAATGATTATGACAATCCTTTTGATAGTAATACAGCTATTCAAATAGGAGAGATATTAAGAGAATTAAAAAATTTAGATCTTGACGATGACTTTCCATCATTTGATCTTAATGAAGAAGGCCCAGACCCAATGGCCTCTTTACCTCAACAAGTAACATCAGCTCAACCAATAGTACAACCAACTGCCCAAGTGCTGCCACAAAAAGGATTGACACCAACTGAAACAGCGTTATTGTCTCCTGAAGAACAAATTATAAGACAAAGGACTAGAACTTAATGGCGATAGACCCAAAAACAACTAGAGAACATATTGTATCCCTTTACGGACATGTTAAGGGAGTTAAAAAAGATATTGCTCACATGCATAATGGTATTCACAAATTGGGTGGTAAAGTAGATAAAATCTACTGGGTTCTTTTAGCTGCGGTGGGGACCGTGGCCATAATTCTATTAGAAAGATTTATAACTTAGTCTTCGCGATCATCGTGCCAACGCTCGTTGATCTTACTAGCCATCCAGTAAGCTACCGGAATACATAGTATAAATGTTATTTCTGCGGCTCTAAGAACACTAACATCCCAAAGTTTATACACAATGTGATGAATTCCTATTGGTGCAAAGGCACCCACACACAGTAAGATTGCTATTCTTATATAATAAGGATATCTCATATCCAAGACTTTAACTCTTCTCCCATAACTTTGGAAGCTATATTTATCTTTTTACGTAAAGATTTTACAATCTTTGTGTCTACAGTTTCTTCTGCTATAATATCTACGTATGTCACTGTTTTCTTTTGCCCTATTCTGTGTGCTCTGTCTTCTGATTGCATTCTTTTTTCAAGATCATATCCATTAGAATAATAAATAACTGTGCTAGCCTGTGTTAACGTAATACCATAACCACCTGTAGCAGGAGTACCTATAAAGAATCTAACCTTATCATTTGTCTTAAAGTTCTTGATTGCATAGTCCCGTTCTTCAGGTAACGTCTTTCCATAATAATGAACCGCGGAACCCGGACCATACTTTTCTTCCAATAGTTTAAATATATTTTTAACATCGTGTTGATAGTGTGCCCAGATAATAGCTTTACCTTCTGTTTCTTCTAACACGTCTAACAGTTCTGCTAGTCTATTGTTTTTTACTTCTTGAACGCTGCCATCATCAGCAGAAAAATGACCACAAGTTATTTGATGTAGTCTCATCAACTGTGTAAGAGCTGTCATAGTTGTAACTGTTTTACCATTTAATGTAGCTAAAGCTTCTTGTCTCATTTGTTTGTATAGTTTCTGCTGTTCTGGTGTAAGTTGTATTTCTCTTTTTATGTAAACTTTGTCTGGTAAATCTAAACAATCTTCTTTTAACACTCTGTAAGAAAAAGGTTTTAATTTGTCAGATAGTTCTGGTAAATTTTTAAAACCGGCAACTAGTTGTATAGCTCTGCCAGATATGTGAGCTGTTTTCATTACAGCGTATCTCATTCTAAAAGAATAATAAGACTCGTGATTTAAATGAAAAGGATCTAAAAAATAACATTGTGTAAAAAGATCTAATGGATTTTTAGTTACAGGAGAACCTGTCATTATTCTTCTGTACTTACATAAGTCTGTTAAGTCTAATATGTTTTTAGTTCTTTTAGCTTTTGGATTTTTTATTGTAGTAGACTCATCTATAGCCATCATAGATTTATGAGACCTTAAAAATTTCTTAGCAAAATTTAAACCTTTTTCTGTGCTAAAAGCCTCTACATTCATAATTAATATGTGCAGTTCATGACCTGTTTTGAATAATTGATCTAGTTTGTCTTGTTGTTTTTTATTTATGTTTGATTGCCACAAAACGGTCACATTCTCTATATGGTCTGGTAAATGCGCAGGCAACTCCTGGTTGTACCAAGTGCCTACTACACCTTTAGGTGCAACAATTAAGGCACCATCTACCATACCTTTGTCATAAAGCATAGCAAGATTATCAATTAACACTTTTGTTTTACCAGTACCCATTTCCATAAAATATGCAAATGTATCTCTATTCCAAGATTTTTCTAACGCAGTTAACTGATGCGCATACGGCTTCATTTTAAATTTATATTTCATAACTTTCTATTGACATAGATATAGGATTATAATAAAAAGTCAAGTATGAAAGATAAAGAAAGTATAAATTATTCAGAGGCAAAAAAAGATAGAGTGCCTAAAGTTTATGTTGTGCAAGAAATTGCAGGCACAAGAGAAGGCCGCCCTAAATTTAATATTATAGGTGCAGCCGAATATGGCGATCTAGAATTTTTGTTAGATGAAAGATCACAAATGATTTTTTCACCTGGACCACTGATAATGAAACTGAAAAATCTTATAAGAGATTTCAGACCAACAGACTACTTGTTATTAACAGGTGATCCTGCTATAATAGGTGTAGTCTGCTGTTTGATATCAGAAACAACAAACGGTAGATTCAATCTCTTGAAGTGGGATAGACAAGAAAAAAGATACTACCCAATAGAGATTGATGTTTACGGAACAGGAGCAAAGAATGAATAACTTAAACAAAATAAGATACAGAGGAAAAATACAAGAGTGGCCAAAGTGGGAAGGACAAACAAAAGATTTTTGGGATAAGTTTGAAATACCTAGACATGTTTGGATTTCATATTCAAAAAAGAAAGACGAATGGTCAATAAATACATTCATGAATCCAAGATTTGATTTACCAGAACCATGGGAAGATCCTGATTATTGGATGGAGTATAAAAATAATTTCGATTCTAAAAGTGCTTTACTAGGATACATAAAACATATGGTTGGTAAGAAATGGTTTACTTCAGATATGGTTTCAGAAACCATGGATGCGGCAAACATATTACATGAAAAATTAACTAATGAACAACACTGGAGATGGGCATACAGTAAACAAAAAGAAGACAACGTATTAAGGATTATAAATGACGATTGATTTTGAGAAAGATCAGGAACAAGTATTGGATAAAACAACCAATATTAATAAACTTGCAGACAAAATTAAAGAGATGCAAGCTAAACAAACACAACTAGAACTTCAAGAAGATTCTGTAAAGAAAACTAAAAAAGACATAGAACATTTGTCTGGTGAAATTATACCTACAATGTTGTCTGAAATGGGTTTATCTTTTTTAAAACTACAGGATGGATCATCAATAGAAGTTAAAACAAATTACAGCGCCACTATTACTCAAGCAAATAAAGAGAAGGCGTTTAACTGGCTTCGTGAGAATGGCCTGGGCGACATAATCAAAAATGAGATATCCGTGTCGTTCGGTCGTAACGAGGATAACAAGGCGGCTGATTATGCCGAACTTGCGAAGGGTCAGGGTCTCGAACCGATGCAAAAGTTGAAAGTCGAGCCCATGACTCTGAAAGCGCTAGTCCGTGAGCGTATGGAGGCGGGTAAAGAAATGCCAACGGAAATTTTCAACATTTATGTTGGAAATAAAACAACAATAAAAAGGAAACAATAACCATGAGTGAAGTACAAACAAAAAAGAAAAACGAAATCAGCACAAATTTATTTGAAGCTGATGCAGGTCAAGGTTTGAACATGACGCAAGAAGATCTTGCGTTACCGTTCTTAAAAGTTCTTGGCCAACTATCTCCTGAATGCAACAAGCGAGATGCTAAACATGTCGAGGGGGCAGAACCAGGCATGATTATAAACACCGTTACAGGCGAGGTTTATGATGGCGTTAAAGGGATAGATGTCGTGCCAGTGCACTATAAAAGACAGCACATCGAATGGCAGGATAGAGGTGAGAGTCAAGGTGCTCCAGTAAAAATATATGATGCTGGGGATGACTTACCGTCAACTACAAGAGACAAGTTTAATAAAGATAGATTATCTAATGGTAACTATCTTGAAAACACAGCTAGTCACTTCGTAGTTATACTTGGTAATAGTCCAACTACAGCGTTGATATCTATGAAAGCTACTCAATTAAAAGTTAGTAGAAAATGGAATTCAATGATGATGGGTTTGAAGATGCAAGGTAAAAACGGTATGTTCACACCGCCAACATATAGCCACATTTATAAACTAAAAACAGTGCAGCAGTCTAACGACAAGGGCACTTGGTTTGGTTGGGATGTAGCGAGAGTTGGTCCTATTAGTGATCCGGGTATTTACAAAATAGCAAAAGACTTTGGAGCAAACGTTTCAAAGGGTGATGTTAAAGTAAAACACGGAGAGCAAGAATCCAAATCCGATTCACCGTACTAATAACTTCCTAGGAAGATAGGGGCCGGTGATGGGAGACTGGAGCCGGCTCCGCAAAATAATTATGGAAGATTTTAGAAAGATATTTAAAGGATTAGAGCGAGCACATGGTTGCACCTATGTGGACAAGAAAGGTGCCGATGGACTTAAAATAAAAGGCAAGTCCTTTGTAAAAAGAGAACCAGTAACAGAAGAGCTTTGGCAAAATCATTTAAACGGTATTGAACCTAGTTTAGGTATTATACCTATTGATGAAGAAAATAAATGTAGATGGGGTTGTATCGATGTAGACAAGTACACTCTTGATCATAAAGAAATAATTAAAAAGATAAACACATACAAACTACCTTTAATGACATGTAGATCAAAAAGTGGTGGTGCACATATATTTTTATTTACAACAGAATCTGTACCTGCAAAATTAATGCGAGATAAATTAATTTCTGTCAGTGCTATACTTGGGTTTGGTAATGCTGAAGTTTTTCCGAAACAAATTGAATTAAAATCGCAAGATGATACAGGAAATTTCTTAAACTTACCATACTTTAATTGTAAGAACACAACAAGATATGCTTATGACACTTCAGGTAAAGCTGTTACAATTTCAGATTTTTTAGAAAACATAGTAAAGATATCTCCAAAAGAATTACAAGACTTAAAAATACAAAGACCACCATCAGAATTTGATGATGGACCACCTTGTTTAGAATCTTTGACAAGGGAAAAATTAGAAGATGGTAGGGACAGAGTTTTATTTCAATACATGGTCTATGCTAAAAAGAAATGGCCAGAAGAGTGGCGTAACAAATTAAGCACATTCAACCATAAATATTTTACAACACCACTTACAGACGACATCATAGAGAGAAAAAAGAAAGATAATAAAGATTATGGTTTTAAATGCACAGAAGAACCTATGTGTAATCATTGTGATAAACAATTATGTAAGACAAGAAAGTTTGGTATTGGCTCACAGTTACTATTTCCACAACTTAGTGATTTACAAATTGTAAAATTAGATCCACCTATTTACAGATTAAATGTGGATGGAGAAAGAGTAGAATTAAAATCAGAACAATTACAAGAACAGAGATTGTTTGTTAGAGCGTGTATGGATCAAATACATAAGTATCCACCTAAACTAAAACCAAAAGACTATGATATTATGGTGACAGCTTTGATGGCTAACCCTGAGTTAGTAGAAGCTCCAGCAGGTGCATCAAAACTAGATCAACTATCACAGCACTTAGAGAACTATTGTACAAGTAGGACTGCAGAGGGTTCGACTAAAGAAGATATGGAATCTGGTAATGTATGGAATAAAGGCGGTTATCATCACTTTATATTTGGTGAGTTCTTTCATAAATTTTTACACCGGCACAAGTGGTCAGAAAAATATGATGTTACAAATTTTTTACTTACCGAACATTGTAATTGTGAGGTTGCAAGGATGACAATAGGTAAAAAGAAAATATCTGTTATCAAGTTAAAAGAATTTGAAAAAGAAGATATTAAAATAAAAGAAAGAGTATTTAAAAAGGAGGATGCATTTTGAGGAGAAGACCATCATTCAAAAGTGATATTTCAATCATCACTGTGATTTGTATTGCTACTATCTTGATGACACATTTATTATGAAAACAATAGTATTAGGACCACCAGGTACGGGTAAAACAACTACATTACTTAATGAAGTAGATAAGTATTTAAAACAAACTGATCCAGATAAGATTGGTTACTTTTCTTTTACACAGAAAGCTGCACACGAAGCAAGAGACAGAGCTATGTCAAAATTTAATTTTACTGAAGGTGACTTACCTTATTTCAGAACACTACACTCATTAGCATTTAAAAGACTTGGTATTAAAAAAGAAGATGTAATGCAACGTAGACACTACGAAGATCTAGGTAAAAAAACTAAATACAATTTAGATTATCATGAATACGACAATGAACACACTGGATTGTTTACAACTAAAAGTGATTTACTTCGTATAGTGCAGATGGCTAAACTACGGGGTATTACTCCAGAGAGACAATACAATTTAAAAGAACACACACAAGATATTTCAGTTAACGATTTAAAACAGTTTATATACGATCTTAATAAATACAAAAAAGATTATAGTCTAATCGATTTTGCTGACATGATTACAGAATTTATTAAATTAGATAAGTCTCCAAAATTTGATGTTGTTTTTATAGATGAGGCTCAAGATTTATCTACATCACAATGGCAGATGGCAAAATCTATATGGGATAAGACTCAAGATACATTTATTGCAGGCGATGATGATCAAGCTATATTTAGATGGGCTGGTGCAGACGTAGATAGTTTTATTGCACAGAAGGGTAAGGTGATGCAATTAACACAGTCATACCGAATACCGCAGGTTGTGCATGATGTTGCTTCAAAGATAGTAAGCAAAATACAACATAGATTACCAAAAGAGTGGAGACCAAAAACGCAAAGAGGTTTACTTTCATATTATGATGACTTTGAACAAGTTAACATGAAAAAAGGTAATTGGCTAGTGTTAGCTAGAACTAGATTTATGTTAAATGATATTGAAGATAAATTACACTCGCAAGGATTGTATTTTGAGAACAAATTTAAAACAAATAAAGAACAAGATTTGTACAAAGCAATTACAGATTGGGAAGATGTTCGTAAAGGTGTGGATATAAATTATGATCAACTTGTAAGGATAGCTTCGTATATGTCCGAAAATAATTTTGATAAGAATTCTTTAAAATATATGGACAAGGATGCGATGTATCAATTGTCTGGACTTAGAGAAAGACTATGGTTGAAGACAGATAAGGTTTGGTATGAAGCTTTTGATAGTGCACCTAGAAAAAAAATAAGATATATAAGAAGAATGAGGGAGAATGATGAGAAATTAAATTCTACTCCACGTATTATTTTATCAACGATACACGGAGTAAAAGGTGGTGAGCAGGATAACGTAGTTCTCCTGACAGATCTATCAAGAAACACGATAAGAAACTACGAACAAAATCCTGATGATGAGAACAGACTATTCTATGTTGGTGCAACTAGAACTAAAACTCATTTACATATCATCAGACCAAAAGATAATTATAAAGGATACAAAATATGAAAACAGAAGATGCGTTAAAGTTAGCGAGAGAACTTATCATAGGACCTAGAGCAAAAACTTATGGTGATAAAATAATAAACCATGCAAACATAGCAAAACTATGGACGGCATATTTAGATAAAGAGATAACGGCACACGACGCTGCTGTCATGATGGCCTTGTTAAAAGTAGCCAGAACAAAGTTTGGTCAACCAACATCAGACACCTATGTAGATGCAGCTGCGTACATGGCAATAGCCGGTGAATGTAAACACGAGGGTGATGATGCAGATACCGATCTTTAAACCACAGACAGAGTGGATACCACCAACAGACTTTCCTGATCTAGGTAAGTATGACGAGATTGCTATCGACTTAGAAACAAAAGATCCAAACTTAAACAAAAGAATGGGATCTGGTTCTGTTGTAGGCGAAGGCGATGTTGTAGGTGTATCATTAGCAACACACGATTGGTGTGCATACTATCCAATAGCTCACGAAGGTGGTGGTAATATGGACCGTAAAGTAGTTCTAAAATGGTTGCAAGATCAGCTTAATACACCAGCTACAAAAATATTTCACAACGCAATGTATGACGTATGTTGGTTAAGAGCATTGGGTTTAAAAATAAACGGAACGATTGTAGATACAATGATAGCTGCATCGTTGATAGATGAGAATAGATTTAGATATGATTTAAATGGTTGCGGTAGAGATTACGTTGGTAAAGGTAAAGATGAATCTGCATTATATGAAGCTGCAAAGTCTTGGGGTGTAGATCCAAAAGCAGAGATGTATAAGCTGCCAGCTATGTACGTTGGTGCTTACGCAGAGCGTGACGCCCAACTGACATTGGAGCTATGGCAGGAGTTTAAAAAAGAAATAATGCATCAAGATATTGGAAACATTTTTGAAATGGAAACTAAATTGTTTCCTGTTCTTGTTGATATGAGATTTTTAGGAGTACGTGTAGATGTCGAACGTGCAGCAGAAGAGAAAAAACAAATGGTTGAAGAAGAGAATAGACTGTTGGGTGGTATATATGCAGAAACTGGACAAGAAGTACAAATATGGGCTGCAAGATCTATTGCTAAAGTATTTGATAAATTAGGTTTACCTTATGATAGAACAGAGAAAACAGGTGCACCAAGTTTTACTAAAAACTTTTTAGCTAATCATCCACATAATATTGTGCAAGCGATTGCAAAAGCAAGAGAGATTAACAAAGCACACACTACGTTCTTGGATACGATACTAAAGTATTCTGGCAAAGGTAGAATACATGCAGAGATAAACCAGTTACGTGGTGACAGTGGTGGTACAGTTACAGGTAGATTTAGTATGAACAATCCAAACCTACAGCAGATACCTGCAAGGAACAAGGATCTTGGACCACGGATCAGAAGTTTATTTATACCTGAAGAAGGATGCAAGTGGGGTTGTTTTGATTACAATCAACAAGAACCTAGACTAGTTGTACACTACGCAGCGTTACAAGGATTCTATTCTGTAGAAGATGTTGTCGATGCTTATAAAGATGGTGATGCAGACTTCCACAAAATTGTAGCAGATATGGCCAACATACCTAGAACGCAAGCTAAAACAATCAATCTTGGTTTGTTTTATGGTATGGGTAAGAATAAATTACAAGCAGAGCTAGGTGTAAACAAGTTACAAGCTGAAGAATTGTTTAAACAATATCACAGTAAAGTACCTTTTGTTAAACAACTTATGGATGCTGTGATGAATAGAGCACAACGTAAGGGTAAGGTAAGAACTCTTCTTGGTAGGTTATGCAGGTTTCATTTGTGGGAGCCCAATCAGTTCGGTATTCACAAGCCATTGTCTCACGATGATGCGCTCGCGGAACACGGACCGGGGATAAAAAGAGCATACACATACAAAGCTTTAAATAGATTGATACAAGGGTCTGCAGCCGACATGACAAAGAAGGCTATGATAGATCTACATGCTGAAGGCATACTGCCTCATCTACAAGTTCACGATGAGTTAGATATATCTATACAAAATAAAAAAGAAGCTGATAAGATCAAAGAAATAATGGAGTCAACAGTATCACTTGAAGTTCCTAATAAAGTAGATTATGAAGAAGGTGACAACTGGGGCAGTATCAAATGAGGATTTATTATGGCTTACTTAAATGCAAACATACCACCGGAATACGCACAAATAAAAAAAGAGTATCTTTATGACCTTAAGAAACATGTTGGTGAAGTTGAAGACTGTATTATATTTGGTCTTTCGGCTATTACAGGCCGTGCCATCCTTTTTCATTGTATTATGGAAAATGGAGCTGTCTACTATCGTCTACCGATATCTGCGTTTATTCAAAGAGGCTTTGATCCAGAAAAAGTTCCTAGACGCAGACTTGATGAGCTTCAGTTATGGAATTGTTTCAGCTATTATCCTGCTGTTCATTCTTGGGATATTTTAGAGGCACAAGCTGGTAAATACATAGGAAAAGATAAAAAATGGCACCACGGTAAGTATTTATTTACGGTTGACTTTGCTCATCCTGAAAGTAATATACTTGACACGGATCATTCAGAGATACCGCACGAGCACAAGTGTGCTCACATCATAGCCCTAGACGATGGGAACTATGCAGCACAACCTAACAACAGATGCATTTGGGATATACCTTCATTTACAGTGAAAGATAATATTCCAGACTGGAAAGTGCAAACTTCTGAGTGGAATGTAGAAAACACAAGTCAATGGAAAACAGAAGATACTGATAAGTTCTTCTACGAAATTGAGGAGAAAAAACATGATTAAAAAAATTTGGGATAAAATTAAAAGTCTATGGGACAAGTATGTTAAATGGATTTTTAAAGGTTTTTATAAGTAATGGCAAAGAAACAACTTAAAAGTAAATTATCCAGATTTGAATGGGTAAAAAAGAATATTGTAATTGTTCCTGTTGTAGCAGCTATATTAGCAGGAACATTTACATCTGTAAGATATGTTCTTAATCTTACGGATACAATAGAAGCAAACAAATCAACTCTTGTAAATATTGAAAGAGATTTAAAAGTAGCAGAAGATAAACTAACCGAAATTGCTACAAGATTATCTGCAGCAGAAGCAACGTGGGATATGGCAGAAAATTTATATAGACAACTAGCAGACCAGGTAAGGGAACATGCATACGATATCAAAGATCTTAACAGGTAATCTATTCTGGATTATCTTTTTTCTGATTGTAGCAACATCAGTACAAGCACGTAACGAGTATTTACAAAACGGAACAAACACATGTAGTCGAGGCAGTTTTGACGTTTCTATTGAACAAAGAGACGATCAATATAATTACAATCATAATAGTCCTAGTAATAATTATGAAGGCACTGATGATGATAGAAGTGTAAGATTTACTTATAGAAAATATTTAGGATCAGCATGTACAGAGGAGTTTATTGCTGAACAAGAAAAACAAATGAAGATTAAAACACAACTAGAAGTTATTAAAGAGTGTAAAAGAGTACCTAGAATAAGCCCTCCACCACCGGAGTTTGCAGAGCTAATCAATATGTGTATGAAAGTTGGTGTGATGTCATCATCTCAATTTGCTGGCGACAGAGATTTTGATCCTAAAATTAGCTATTGGACAGAGCTAAAACAACAGTATTTAAAAGATAACCCAGATGTGGTAACACTGGACAATTATAAGGAAAAGAATGGCAAATAAACCACTAAAAATTAGCGAAGAGGCATCTGTACAAATGCCCATGAAGACGGTTGCCAGTTTGATCGCGATGGTCGCTATTGGAACCTGGGCTTATTTTGGTTTGCATGAGATGCTTAACAATCACGCTACAAAAATAGAACTAATGCAAAAAGATTTAGAACAAAACACAGAGTTTAGAATTAAATATCCAAGAGGTGAGTTAGGTCAATCAGCTGGAGAAGCAGAACTTTTTATGATTGTAGAACACGTTAGTGGTTTACTAGAAGATGTAGAAGCAGAAATTAAGAGCATGAGAAACAATGCAGTTAACATAGAATTTTTAAAGAAAAGAACTGAGAAGTTGACTGAAGATGTAGAAAAAATAATTAGAAACGGAAATGGCCATCAATGATAGAGACTGTATTTGCACTTATCCTAACTTTAAACGGTTCAATGATAGAACATACATACAAAACGTCGTTATCCGAATGTTTAAAATCAAAACGCCTGGCTCAGAACGAGGTAAACCCAGAAAGAGTAGTATTTACTTGCAAAAAAGTGAAGGCTAAGACTGAAATATACATGGATCGCAAGAAGATTTTAAGTATAATAAAATAATGAGATTAAGTAAACATTTTAGTCTTGAAGAGATGACCCGTTCTATGACG